TTGGGTATGGAAGACGTTGTTTAGATAATCATCAATCCCGATAGAATTACGGGTGATTTTATCCATCAACTGATCCAAATCGGCAGCATTAAACTTCATTAAGTTTGTCATTTGACTTCTCCTTATTTAAGCGAGAGTGTGTTGTGTGTACCCTTCCGGCGTACATACTAATTATACAACTAAGCATAAAAAAGCGGGTGTGAAACCCGCTCATTTTTATTCGGTTTGTTGGGCATTCTCTTTGCCTTTCTTACCAATGTTGTATTTCTGTTCAAGAATCCACTCACCCTTGTCCTTATAAGAAAGAACTTTGATTTGATTCAGAGGAGCAATGTCAAGAACAGTATCTTCATCAACGATAGAGATCAATCCCCAATCAGAAAGCAGACGAACAATACGGTTACGGCGCTGAACATCGTTAATAGAAAGATTAGCGTGCTTTCCATCCAGCGCAAACAATTCCTTAAAATGGACAATATAATACTTGCCCTGCTTGTGAAGAATATGACAAGACTGATAAAGTTTCTTCTCTTTCCTAGAAGCAACTCCAATTCTCGTCAGTGTCTCTCTTACCTTTAGGAAATCATCTGGTTCATTAAGTAGGACTTCGATCATCTGATCCTGAGTCCAGTGATACTGAGGTTCCACAGTATTACTCATTTTGTTCCTCCAACGTCAAGTCGTTTTTTAATAAAGTTAATCTGTTCTTGTGTCAGGATTTTCAGAGCTTGACATGCCTTCTCATTACTATAACCATAGTATTGTTTGACACTTTCGAGATCCGTGACTTTATCCTTACGGAGCCAGGGAGAAAATCTCTTCTTTTTCCTCAGACTATTTAGATAAAATTTATATTGCATATCCTTATCAAGAAAGTGATTCTTGTTCATCTCATTAGCGAACAACACACAATCAATGTGTCCAGATAAGCAGCGATTGACGATATATGGTGGATAGGACTTCATGTCCTCGGACAAATCTTCTTTTGTAAAGTTAATTGAGTTCAACCAATCTTTGAGTTCCATTATCTAATGATCTCCATATTTTCTGTAGATCCCCAAATCTCAAGTTCAGTTCTTACTCTGTCTTCAGACTTAAGTTTTTCAAAACGCTTGGATGCTTTCTTTTTCCACCAGGTGATTGCTTCCTCAGAAGTATGGCGGAAATCTCCAAGATAATATCTTTTCTTTTCTGTGAGAGACATTGCGTGATCAATACAATTATTGAACTGCTTTAGTTTGTCATCATCCTTCAAAGAGTTCCTAATAATAGAAATCATCTTGACTTGAATCTTCAGTTTCTTTGAGGACTTATCAGCAGATATCAAACGCTCACCGCCATTACGATCGTTGAACCACCAGAAGAAGTCTCTGAATACATCATCATGAAACAGCGGCAAGAACTTACTTTCAGTGTCTCCGATGTGCCTCAGGAACGGTTTGAGTCCATCGTACATTGATACACCCTTAGTGCTTCCGTAGAGAGAAGTAGTCTCAAAGTATTTGAGATCTGTTCCATACTTCTCATCAAACTGTTGCTTCAGTTCTTTTGATGATGCTAGAAGTGCAAGCAACTTACCACCGAGATAATTGTATCCGAAAGGTTGAGTAGGTACGATATTGAAACCCATAACGAAATGAGCATTAATATCACCAAGAGACTTGACTTCACCAAAGTAATTATTGCGGGGTTTGCTATTAATAGTAGGTGAACCAAACCTCACAACACCAATAACCTTGTCTGTGTTTGTTTCAACTACAATCCACTTATGTGTCCTACCAGGAATTGCTTCTTCAATAGGATTAGATGCAGTCAAATTCAGTGTCTCTGAATAGAGCCACTGATTATACTTTGAACGACTTTTTGCATCAGTGTCAACAACATGAACTTCAAAATTCATGTCATTGGGGTGCATATCAAACTTGTCAAACATATCCGAATCTGCACCAAAACCAGGAAGATATCCTGATCTGTTCTCACCTCTATCTTCCTTGATGTGCCTTAGATAATCATCAATACGATTGAACTGAGTATAATAATCAATAAATTTATCTGCGGCATAAACCGCATCACTCTCAGTCAGTATCATTTAAGTTAGCGATATACTCATAAATTAATTTCCACCCAAACTCATAAGTATCTCCATTCTCATCTTGTAGATAGAAAGGAATATTTGGGTGCCAGTATTTAGCACGATAGTAATTATTGACGACTTCATAGTCATCATCAATACATCTTTCTCGTTCTAATTCCTGCTCTGTCATTTGAATTCACACTCCATATTCAACTTTAAATTTCCAAATCATACGATTATTTAATCTGGCATTAGCCAAATGTTTAGCGATGTCACTAATTTTATGATTTGAAGACTTCATACGAGGAGTGATAAGATCAAGATTTTGTCTTACCCACTCTGCTATGTTATTACCATTCCAAACTTTTCCGTTGCTTGTGTCGGTAATTTTATATGATTTAGGAGTAGCACAAGAACCCACAACACCCTCCATATTCTCAATATGAGTTCCCCATTTTAGATTAGTGTAATGATTATTTCGATTGTTCTCATCTACATGCAGTATCTCTGTGTATTTGTGCGGATTTGGAACCCAAGTTTCTGCAACTAACCTATGAATATATTGAGTTATTTGTTTAACATATTTACCATTCTCATCTCTGATAGTAATATTGACAGAGAAATATTGTTTTTCCGGGTATTTGGGATGTCCACGTAAAAATGGTTTTATAAAAACTAAACCATCTTCATTAATAGGCATTCGTTCGTTCTTTACAGGAAGACGATATACATCGCCATCTTGAGTTACAAAATAACGCGAATGTTTTGGGTGCTGTTTCATTTGAACTCACACTCTACCATAATCTCAGTCAGACAAGCTAGAAGGTTTATTTCTTGATCCGCAACGAAGGCAATCTGATACTGATACTTAGCAATGATAAGCACAGCAGCAGGAATACTAGCGTTTGCCAAGGATGTATAAAGAGCATCGTAAATACGGCGGAGAAGTACGCCAGAATCATTATCCAAATTATCCACCACCCACTTCCGAACTTCAGGGAAGTTCTTTTGTTTAAGGTTTGAGATAAGGTTGTTGACTTTGACATCAGAAAACGTTGCCAGGATTCCAGCGTCAATCGCTCCACCCGACGAGTATCGCTGTATTTCATTTAGGACTCGACGCCAATCAGGGAAATGTTTGTTAATTAATTCTACCAGGACCTTGTTATCATATTCAACACCTTCTGTATCCAAGATCGTTTTGATACGCTTGAAGAAAGATGCTGCAATTCCTTGACGCTCTTTTCCTTTGATTCCAAACTCGACGACTGCACATCGGGAGTGGAGTGGTTCGACGATTTTGTTTTTGTAGTTGCAGGTAAAGATGAATCTGCAGTTGCCACTAAACTCCTCAATAAACGCCCGTAGGAGGAGTTGTACGTCGTTCGTTGTGTTATCTGCCTCATCAATGATGATGACTTTGTGTTTTGCAGTTGACGCAAGCGAGACGGTCGAAGCGAAATTCTTCGCATTATTTCGGACAGTATCAAGGAATCGTCCCTCATCGGATCCATTGATGACATAATAGTCTACCCCAAGTTCATTACAGAGTGCCTTTGCAACCGTAGTCTTACCACACCCTGCAGGGCCTGCAAGAAGAAGATTAGGCACCTCTCCTTTATCTAGGAAGTCAAGGAAAGTTTTTTTAATATTGTCAGGAAGTATACACTCTTCAATTGTACGTGGGCGGTATTTTTCCACCCACAGAAATTCATCACGCATAATGTAAAAGGTTTAATCAACCAAAAGTGGAATCGGGTTCCAGTGCAATGTAATAAGTCAGATCATGGTTCTTGCTAGTGAACCGAGAGAGAAGTTTCTGAGAAACAACAACATCATAGGTTCCAGGAAGAATCTTGATATTCTCTACTTTGAAATTGAAGTTAAAGGTGGCATCAGTTTCACCAACAACCTCTTCGTGAGCGTTAGATGTATCGTTCTTCTTATCACGAACAACCAACTTTACAACGCCTGCTTCACCAACAGCGGAGATATCAGGGAGTTGATAGACAGCCGCTGCCTTCAAGAGTTTCTCAAGGACAGTGGTGGTAAGTTCAAAGCATACATCTTCACTAGGAAGAGTAATCTCTTTATCAGGAGGAGTGACGATAACAGAAGGATCAGCAAAGAAATACTTTGAGCGAGAACGTCCTTCTCGGATCACCACATAACCATCATTTGCAAAGTCAAGTTCAGGTTTGTGGTGCAGACTCAAACCATTCAGAAACTGGTTGAGATCATAGATGCCAAAGTCACGAGCAAACTCTTCATTAATAGTTGCCTCTGCAAGGATGTTTTTCATCACACTGATGGTGCGAAGTTTACTACCCTCTTTGAACAGAATAGATTGATTGATAGAAGAAAAGTTCTTAAGAAGAGAAAGGGTAGAGTCAGACAGTTTCATAGGATTACGAATTTTCATCACTGAGGGTAGGTTTCACGTTGTGCATTCTTGTCGTTGAAATGCATCAGTAGCACAGCATAGTGCAAAATCTTCATAATGTCACGTCGTGCAGTGCCCTTCTTATCATATCGAGATGCATACTTGAGGATATTACTACGGCAAAAAGATTCACCATCGCCACACGCTTCAATCAAATCAAGTGTTTGTACTTTATCATCACCAGCAGAGTAATGCTGGTTGTATGTTGCAGAAATATAATCAGTCAGTTCTTTCAGAATACGTTCTTCACTGTATTTAAATCGAGTTGGATTGTTACTTGTCATATCAAGGTTAAAGGAAATGTGATCTTCACCACCAAAAGTCATTGGTACAGGTTCTGCGGCATAAGGGCCGTCTGTAAGAGTGATGGTATCTGTTTGATAATATGGGTTACCAGTCAAACTAATTCCATCATCCATCCAGAAGTCATTGTAGTCTTTTTCAGTTGCTTCACTAATGTTACCACCAAAAGTGGTAACTTCATTTTGTTGTTCAGACATGGCGTCGTAAAGAAAACTCCAGGAAGTCATAGTTCAGTATATCAAGAGATGGTAGTTTCGTCAACGGGCATCTCGAAATCAGCATCAACTTTATCATACAGTTCCAAGAATGCCTGCTTGGTTTCGTCATCAAATCGATTCACGCAAACTTGGATTGCCTTCGCTTTATCACCAAAGATATTGAATGCTTTGACGATGTGAACCAGACGACGGGTGCTGATGATCTCCTCAATACCACCATCATAGAAAGTCTTGCGGATGATGTCTGCCCAGTCAGCAAGTCGCTTGCAGAAGGTTTCGTCAGCACATAGTTTACCCAGAATCTTAGTTTCAATAGCAGCAGTGGGATACTCCTGCTCAAAGGTTACAGGGAACCGCTCAAGGAATGCTTCGTTGAGCACATTAGTTCCAATGAATCGTCCATCGTCAGATCCTTTGCCTTTGGTATTGGCAGTTGCGAATACTTGGAAACCTTCTGCGGGCGCAACCCATTTGCCAATCTTCTTGAGGAAAACTCCCTTCCCTTCGAGAATAGATTGAAGACAGAGGATCTTGTTTGAGGCAAGATCGATCTCGTCAAGGAGCAGCACAGCACCCCGTTGCAAGGCTTCGATAACTGGGCCATTGTGCCAGACGGTGTTGCCATCAACAAGACGGAAACCGCCGATAAGATCGTCTTCATCTGTTTCTACTGTGATGTTTACACGGATGAGTTCTCGTCCTGTTTGGGCACACGCTTGCTCGACAGAAAACGTTTTACCATTACCCGACAGGCCCGTGATGAACGTAGGGTAGAATACACCGGACTGAATAATTTTTTTAATATCTGAGAAATTACCAAAGCGGACGAAGGAATCATCTTTCTGGGGAATGAGATTTTGTTCAACAGCAGGCATGGCTGCAGGAGCACTATACGATACTTCCAGTTCTTGAACAGTCTCTTTCGTTACCTCAAGGTTCCACTTACCACGTCCGACTTTGTAATCAGTCAGTTTGTTGGTGACAGTTTGATAGTTGAAGTCATTCATCTGACAGAATGCCTTAATCTCGGCAGAAGTCACCGACTCGCCATAGGATTCACGGAGACAATCGATGATGCTTTCTTTGGAGAGTGCCATGTGCCTTTGTTGTTTACCTGCTTATTATACACACAAAAAAGGGGGGTTGCTGCCCCCCTGTGTTCACTTTTCAAACCGTCCATACTTGAACTTCATCGCCTGCAACATCCATGCTTGAGCAAGACTTCGCGGCCCTTCAAGCAGAACCTTCCGAACCTTAGGATCGGATTCCATCTGTAATGCTATTTCTTTCCAGTTCATGCCACCAGAGAGATGAATTCTCCCAATACTTTTTTATTTAGTTTTTTAGTCTTCAAACTTTTAGCAAATGCTGACTTAATCTTAGATTTGGTGGCACCTTCATCAACTTCAAACTCAACCTCTTGAGCAAGAGCAGTACA